AATGTTCTGTGATGGAATTAATCATTTCGGCTTTGATGGTTTCGGTGTTGGTCTGGGATTGGATTACGATACCAATTCTATTGAGGAACTTCAGACAGATGCTAAGTTGCTGGCGGAAACTCTGAATATTCAGTACTGGAAAACTATCGGCCAGAAGCAAAAGGAATCGGGCGTAGAAGTGGATCCCAAATACGAAAATGTTTACCTCATTCCGAGTGGTCTGGTAAGGCTGGAAGAATACGATATTGAAGCGATCATGTCAAAGGCTAAATTTGGATCCAGCGAAATAGGAAAATTGTTCGATGAATATTGAGAAAATCAACCGCAAACGTGAACGCCTGGAGCTGGAATTCAAATTAAAATTGGATCTGGTTTTCAGAAAGCAGTTTGCTGAATTCGAGAGAGCCGTAGACAGAAATCCAAAAGGAGCTGTTAAGAATATTGACAAATATTTCGAGAAGGGAATAGAGCCGGTTTATAGGCAAATGATAATTAAGACCGCTAGAGCTTTTCAGATAAATGAAAAAGAGCTTTTAAAGGCTGGGTTCTGGGAAAACTTAATAAATGACTTTTTAGAAAAGAACGGAGGCGATCGGATTACGGAAATAATTGATTTTAGTAGGCGCTACGTCATTCAAAGGCTCCGACCTATACTTACAGAGGGTATCAGTAATGGCGAAGGAATTTCGGTAATTTCGAGGAAAATAATAAAAGAGATCGGAGAGTATAAAGGTCGATTCGCTACTTACAGAGCTGAAAGGATTGCGAGAACTGAGATAGTCGGAACCAGTAATTGGGCCTCGATAAATAGTGCGAAGGCCACAGGACTTGGAAAAAAGCTGAAAAAGAAATGGCTTGCTTCAGTAGACGGGAGAGAGAGAGACACCCACAGGGAAATGAATTCAAAACGGGCGATTGAAATGGATGAGTTTTTCGAGGTTCGGAGAGTGGACGGAGGCTTTGACAAGATGCAGTATCCGGGAGATCCTCGGGGGAGTGCTGGAAATGTTATTAACTGTCGATGCGCAATTATTTACGAGAGAGCTTAATTTTCAAAAAAAAATATTATCATTGAATCATGTTAAAACACGGCCAATACATAATCAAAGATTTGGACACTTCAAAGCGGATGGTGACTTTTGCTTTCGCTAAATTTGAGGCCTACGATTCTGACGATGATTATACTCAGAAAGGGACTTTTAAAAAAACCATGGCTGAGCAGGGGCCTTCTGGAGCTGACCGGATTGTTCATCTCTGGAATCATGAAAAGAAACTTTTGCCACCTATCGGGAAAGTCGTTGAAATGTTTGAGCAGGACGATGCACCGTATGCCAGGTCAAAAATGCTGGGATCTCAATTAGCGACTGACGTTCTGGACGCCTACCAAGAGGGAGCTATAAAAGAGCATTCGTATTGGGGGAAATCCTACAACACTGGACTGAATGAGAGAGGCGGAAAGCTCATAAAAGAGGTCAAGCTTATGGAAGTTTCCACGGTAATTTGGGGAGCGCAAGAAATGGCAAAGCTCGTAGAGATTAAGAAAAGCGGAGCCGTTGAAATGGAATCTTTCACTGATCTGGGAAAGATCCGAGAGCATTTAAATGCCCTGACTGATTACATTAGAAAGGGGAAAGCCAGTGACGAGTTCATGAAGGAAATAGAGTACGAAATATTGAAAACCGCTGACATTATCGAGACACTTGAAAAGTCTGGCCGGCAGGATCCACCAGAAACAGTAGAGCCGTTTTTCGGCATTGCAGAACTTTATAAATTAAAATCTTTCTAAAAAACCATTCTAAAAAAATGACAAAAGAAGAAAAATCAGAGCTTATTGAGCTGATCAAAAGTGACATTAAGACCACGGCACAGGCTGAGGCAAAAGGTGAATTCAAGAAAGCAGAGGATCTGCACAAAGGTCTTGAAGATAAAATCGAAAAAGCTCTCGGAGATCTGGTCTCCAAGTCTGATTTCGATACCATGGAAACATCGCTGAAAAAGCAGATTTCTGACATGGCCGAAGGGAATAAGAGAGAGCTTTCGTTCTCTGGAGAAGTCATCAAAAAACTTACTGACAATAAGGAATTGATTACTTCATTCACGAAGGGACTGAGTACCAGCGTCCAGTTTGACATTGTGAAAGTGCCTGGAATCTTTACGGGTGCAAACTCTTTGGGAGCTACCACTGCGACCACTGCTTATGCAGTAAACAATAATTCCGAAATTGTTCCTTTGGCCAGAAGAAACAGACACGTTCGAGAATTGCTGGGAATGGGCCAGACAGACGAGGCGGTTTATACTTTCCTCAGAGAAACTGCTAAGGAAGGAGCAGTCGGGGTTCAGGCTACTGAGGGATCGGCCAAAGCTCAGGTGGAATATAAGGCTGCGCTTGCGACAGCTACTGAATCGACCATTGCGGCTTTCCAGTTGATCGGTCGTCAGACCCTGAGAAACGTAAAGGGAATCGCAACTTTCATCAATACGATGCTGGTCGCTGATTTGATGCTGAAAGAAGATACGGAACTGTTTTTCGGTACTGGAGCTTCAGGAAGGGTAGAAGGTATTTTCAACGCTCCAGTAGTTTCGGCTGCTTTTGCTGGGATCCCGACTTTCAAAGTGGCTGCCGCAGTTCAGAGTACCTACGATGCGATTGCCGGTATTTGTGCTTTGTTGGCGAATTCAGAGTATCAGGTAAACTTTGTCGGAATTCACCCGGTTGATTACTGGAAGCTTTTATCGGCTAAGGATACCACAGGAAAGCATTTGCAGAATATCATTTTCGATTCTCAAACTTCGATGCTTTACGTTTACGGAGTTCCTGTTATTGCTACCACTGCTATCGCTTTGGGTTACATTGGAGCAGGAGATAGTAGATATGTGATGCCGATGGCCTTGGAAGGAATGTCATTGAGATTCTTTGACCAAGATTCTGACAACGTTCAGAAAAACCTTATTACTGCGAGAATCGAGGAATCGATCATCAACGTAGTGAGAAGAACAGATGCGTTTTTCTACGATACCATTGCTAATGTCCTGACGGCCATTACTCCAGCGTAAGGGGAAAAAGTACCTGTGATAAAGACCCGTCTAAATGGCGGGTTTTTTTGTTAATTTAAGTCCCAGCAGAAAAGAGGTTTAAAACCCTAAACGATAAAGGAATGATTGAAATAATTAGCAAGACAAAAACCGGATCTGAGATCGCAACGCTGGCGGAAGCTGTGCTGTTTTTCAGGTCGGAGGATTCTGGAGGTTCTGAAAACGCTCTGATCGAATCATTGATTACTGGAGCAAGAGAAGAAATCGAGAACCAGACAAACCTTTCTTTGGTAGCCAGTACCGTTGTGATTTATGCCGAAGATTGGTCTGGATTTTTACCGTTTTCTCCAGTAGCAACTATCACGACCACGGTTGAATATACAGGCCAATCGATGCCCTATATCAGTGTCACGGACGGGATTGAAATCACATACACGACCTTGGCAAAAGGTGGAATGGATCTAAAAAATGCAGTCTTGGAGCTGGCGTATGACTGGTATAAAAGAGGGGAACCGAGTTCATACATGCCTGAGAACGTAAAGAGGGTAATTAAAAATCGGAGGCTCAAAGGTTTTATATGAAACGGGATAAGTTTATAAAGGTCTACGATACTACGTATGTGGAAACCGCAACTGGAGGCTCAACCGAAACGACTGCATTATTCTGGTCGGGCTGGGCAAATGTTACTGAGAAAGGATATTCGACAGGATCTGAGTCGGGCCAGTGGACGGGGATAAAAGGAACGAGTTTTATTATCGTAAAAAATCCTGTTTCAGCTTTGATTACCACAGCAATGAAACTGGAGTACAGAGGAAAGACTTACGTGATTGGGGCGGTTTACGAGTTGAATCCTTTTACGTTATCTGTTTTGGCTACTGAAAAAGAGAGGGCTTCATAATGGAAATGAAAATTAATACTAGAGACGTTAATGCTGTTTTGAATGACTTGGATCAGGCAGGGGACGAGATTATCAAAGCATTAATGGAGGAACTTTTACTCACTGCTTTAATGATTGAATCGGGATATAAAAGTCATGTTTTGGTGGATACTGGTCGGCTTAGATCTTCGATTTGGACGAGCCACAAGGGAAAAACCAGCTATTCCTACACGGATCAACAGGGAAAAAGCTACAATGGCAAGCTTAATGAGATCCCGAAAGAGCAGGAAATTAAGGTAGGAACGAACGTAAATTATGCCATTTATGTCGAGGAAAGGTGGAAGAATTACGCAATGCAGAAAGCGTTTGAAAGGGAAACAGAAGGATTGCAGGACAGACTTAATGCTATTTTGAAATGATTCTATCAGGCTCAGAAATTAGGGAAGCGTTGGTCAGTTCGATTAATGCTTTGATGACTCCGGTAAAGGCTTGGTCTGTTATGCCACCTGTTGAAACCAACCGATACATAACTATTGCCTTACTGAGTGAAACGGCCCTGAATGATAAGCTTTCATTTATGTCTGAGGGGACTATTTCGATTCAGATATGTGAAAAGTTTATCGGGAGAGGTGGCGATCTGGATTGGGTTTCGAGTACTGCCAGGACGATTGTTACTGAGATAACCCCTACGAGGCTTTCAACTTTTGGAATTCTGGCAGGTATCAATATATTTACAATGCAATTTGCTGGATCTGGAGAAGACATAATCGAAGGCTCTGAAGGTCGGACAGCAATAAAAAGTCTCAGATTATCTTATAAATCTCAAAATTCTTAAAATATGGCTATTGATGGCAAATTTGTAATTCTTAAAGTGGCGACCACTGCCGTTCTTGGGCAAACCTCAGGAGGTATGGAAGGAACAGTCGAAATGCTGGAAACTACTGATAAACTGAGTAAAGATCCGACCACGGGAATCACTCACAAAACTTATATCGCTGGAGATCGTGACGGAACTGTTACGGTTGAAGGGAACTCGAGTTTTGAAGCAGGGAACTGGTCACTGCTTTACAATGAATATCTCACGGCTGTCGTTCCAGCTACTCTTTACTACGGAGGAACTGAGACAGGAGAAAAGTATTACAGTCAGTCGGGATGGCTAATGTCTATTTCGAGAACTGATCCTCAGAACGGGATTTCTACTTATTCGGCCTCGTTTCAAAAAACTGGCGCACCTACTGAAAGCACTGTCGTTTAATTATGGAAATAGATATTAACGGGAATAAAATCGAAATCGGTTTTACCATTGGCTCGTTCTCTGAGGTAGTCACTTTTATGAAGTTCTACGAGCCTGAAAAGAGAATGACAATCGCTAAGTATCTGGAGCTGATCAATGACGATGATTACGTTTTAGACGTGGTTTGCGACTTGATTTTCTATCCTTACGCTTTGAAGGAAAAGAAAAAAGGACTCCAGCCGAAAATTGCTTACGAGGACGTGTTCACATGGATCCTGAGTTCACCGGAAAAAGTTAAAGAGCTTTCTGCGATGATTGCTGAATCTATGCCGAAGCCAGAAAAAAAAAGCGAAGAGGTTCAAAAGCCGAAAAGACTGGCGAAGAAGTAGAGCTTACGGAGGATTCATTATTTGAAATGGCAGGCGTGTTGGGTTTAGATCCGACACGCCTTTTTGATTTGACTTTCAGAGAGTTTGTAAGTTTTTCTCGGGGAGTTCAGAAAAAGAAAGATCGAGAAGAAAATCACTTTCGGAGAATTGCCTGGATTTTGGCTAAAGCGAACGAGGATCCCAAGCAGAAACTGCCACCTTTGAGCGTTTTCTGGAGCATTCCGGGCTTGGATGAGAGTTTTATTATCGATATTGATCCTGAGGAAATGGAAAAACAACTTCAAAAACGATTAAAAGCATGGATAAAAAACAATTAATCGCAACGCTGGGACTGGATTCAGACCCGTTTGTAAGTGCTTTGCAGGACTCTTTTTCAATGCTGAAAACCTTCACAGATGAGGTAAAACAGCAGAGCAAGCAGTTAATGCTATACGCTAAAGGGTTAAAAGTTGCTGTTATTGAGCAAGTCGCTTTGTTGCGTAGTATGACCGCTGGCGAGATTGTTTTAAAGGCGATGGCTTTGGGCTGGAAAGCTCTCAAAATAGCGATGGCGAGTACTGGCATCGGGTTAATCGTGGTCGCTCTGGCCTCACTGATTACCTATCTAGCCACAACAGAGGCCGGAATGGATGCTTTGATGTCGGTCGTTGAGCCTGTCGTACAGATTTTTAGAAACCTTTTAGGAGTCTTGCAGAATCTCGGGGGAACTGTTTTCGCTGGGATTTCGCAAATGTTAAACGGTGACCTCGCACAGGGTTTCAAGACTCTGGCCAGTGGAGCGAAAGAGGCTGGAAAAGCTACTGTTAATGCGTTTACGGACGGTATTAAAGCTGGAGGTAGGTTGGCAGACTTAGCCATAAAGATTGAGGACGCGGAAAATGATCTGATTTTAACTCGGTCAAGATTGAACCGTGAAATTGCGGAATCGTCTGAGCTGGCCAGAGATCAGAGCTTGAGTGAAAAAGAAAGGCAGGCCCATGCTCAAAAAGCGATTGCTCTGATTGCTGAAAGATTGAAAGCCGAGGACAATCTTTTATCGATGCAGATCGAGGAAATGAGAATCAGTCAGAAGGCGAATGATATTTCAGACGAGAGTACGAAGGCTCTGAATACTTTACTCGCAAAGCGTGAAGAACTGGTCGCAGATGCTGCAAGGGAAAGGGTTCGACTGAATGGGATCGTCAATAAAGGAAACGAAACCGAGTTGGCTGGGATTAAAGCCGTGAATAAAGAGAGAGAGAAATCAATCGCTATCATGGCCGGCATGAGAAATCCTTTCGAGTTCAAAGACAAATATTCGGAAGAAACTCTCGGGAATATAAAGCAGATCTCAGAGAGGCTTTTAAATCCTGCTTTGAAAGGTGCGCTGAGTGCTGGGATCATTATTCCTCAGGAGGCGATTGATCGAATCACTTTCGCAACTGAGGAACAGAAAAAATATAACCAAGAAATGGCATGGGCTGGGACTCTGACAAATATGCTCGGTCAGACTTTACAGGCTAGTTTCGAGGCTATGGTTACTAATGGAAAGGCAGGATTCAGAACTTTGATAGATGGCATAAAAGCTCTGATCGTGAAATTGATTGCGGCCGCGGCTGCGGCTTTTGCTTTGAATCTTTTACTCGGAGGTTTGGGAATGGGTGCAGGAAAGTTTGGCGGAATGGCTGGATTTAAAGAGCTGTTTCAAGGAATGGCTGGTTTACCAAAGTTTGCCGAGGG